ATAACATCCACCTAATTTCTCTAAAATTTTTAGAAACCCTGCTAACATCCACTTAACTACTGTGTTAATATAATCATTAATACTCACATCAAGGCACCATCATGCTAGCATCTCCTCTTCAAACATCCACACATGGAATCAGCTCCTCAACAGAAGAGAGAGCACTGACACTTCTTGGACAAGGAATCTCTCCGGAAGCAACAGCAGCAGCTTGTGGAGTTTCAGTGTCACGAATCTCGCAACTCCTCAGTGAGGATGACTTTGCATCTGCTGTTGCAACACTAAGATTCCAAGCTCTACAGAAACACAATGCACAAGACTCTGAATATGATGAGATTGAGCAGCAATTAACTACTAAATTCAAAGAATCTATTCCTCTCATGATGCGCCCAATGGAGATACTAAAGGGCTTACAAGTAATTAATGCACAAAAACGGCGCGGCTCAAGTGCTCCTGAATCTATCCTGGAAAAGCAACAAGTAGTAAGTATCACTCTCCCATCAGTAATTATTAATAACTTCACATCTACTCACATCGAAACTAACATCCACAATCAGGTCACTCGTGTTGGTGTCACTGATCTAACCACTATGCAATCAGGCACACTCCTGAATTCGCATAAAGCATTAGAGGAAGTAAAGAATGAAGCCACAAGACAGCAGCTCCCAGCACCCTCAGAACATAAATCAAGATATGAAGATATCTAATCAAATGGCTAAGAACAAAGCTGCAGCTACCACAATTCTCCAGCGACTCTCTAAGTCTCTCCAGATGGAAACAGCCTCTCAAGTAGAGCGTACAACAATCATCACAAGGACTGAGAAGTTATAATGAGTGCTCATGAGGATCCTGCACAGCTAGGAATCTCTAACGAGATTACAGCAACAACAGCAGAGATACAAGCAGCAGCTAAGGATTCACTTGATTTCCTAGCATCTCTTGCCATGCCTGTAGTATTTGCATTCCTATATCCTCTAGTATTTCATTCAATCTGGCGCTGGTTAATTGAGTACACTTCTCGTGTCCGTGATTTCAGCCAACTTGCTCTCGGTCTCCCTCGCGGATTCGGAAAGACAACACTAATTAAAATCTACATACTCTATTGCATTCTATTCACTCAGAAGAAATTCATTCTAGTAATCTCTTCAACAGCAACTCTAGCTGAGAACATTCTCGCTGACGTAATTGATATGCTAGAGGAACCGAATATAAAAAAGGTATTTGGTGATTGGAAGGTGGGCCTTGAAAAAGACACACAACCACTTAAGAAGTTTGGATACAGAGGACGTAACATCATCCTTGCAGGACTTGGTGCTGGGACTTCACTTCGAGGCCTCAACCTTAAGAACAACCGCCCAGATGTAATGATCTTTGAAGATATTCAGACTCGTGAATGCGCGGATAGTGAAACTCAAAGTGATGCACTCTTACGCTGGATGGTAGGTACTGCTATGAAAGCTAAGTCACCTTCTGGCTGTCTCTTCATCTTTGTAGGTAACATGTACCCAACAAAGTATTCAATACTTAAGAAACTTAAGACTAACCCTACTTGGATCAAATTCATCACTGGAGGTATTCTTGCTACTGGTGAATCCTTGTGGGAAGAACTACAACCAATTGCACAGCTCCGCGCTGAATTTGCTAATGACCTTGCAATGGGCCATCCTGAGATCTTCTATGCAGAAGTTCTTAATGATGATACTGCAACAGCAAATAACTTAATTGATCTCTCTAAGATTCCTACATATCCATTCGATGAAGAAGGTGAGATAGCTGCTGGTAACTTCATAATCATTGATCCAGCTACAGATAAGGTAGATGCAGATGCAGTTTCAATTGGTTACTTTGAAGTTCTAGACACTAAACCAGTTCTAGTGCATCTCTCTGAAGGAAGATTCTCTCCATCAGATACAATCAGGATTGCAATTCAATATTGTCTGACACATAACTGTCGCCTAGTTGCAATTGAATCTAACGCATACCAGTACACACTCAAGTTCTGGTTTGAACACATCTGTCAACAACTCGGCATTCAAGGTATTGAAGCTGTTGAAGTCTATTCAGGCTCGCTCAGTAAGAACTCTCGCATTCTTACAATGTTTAAGTCTTATCTGAGTGGTGAACTGTATGTACATCCTCGCTGTAAAGCTGCTGCACATCTTCAGATGTCTCAGTTTAATCCACTTAAACGAGATAACACTGATGGAATCTTAGACCTACTCACTTACTCTCCTCGCGTAGTTGAGATGTATGGTCAATATATTACTTCCATCAGTGTAATTAGTTCTGAAGATTATGATCGCATCGAACTAACTAATGAATTAGCATCATCTGCATTCTAGAAAGAGAACTCAAGGAGAATCTATCATGCCATCTGATAACATAGTAACCAGACTCATCAAATCGAACCAAGGTGATGGTGTCTCCATGCAAACAAAGCGAGAGCTTATGCGCCTTGGACTTATCCCTGGACCTACAGATAAGCAGAAAACTGATAAACCTGAAGGTGCTCAATATACTGAAACTGGGCGCACTCAAGAACAAGAGTTTGCTAGAGTGTTAGGAGAAGCAGCTCTTCAGAGAAGGATGGCAGCACAAGCAGCTCAGAAACAAATGTTACTTCGTAAAATGCAACAATCTCAACAACACCTCCAACTCCAGCAAGCTGTCAATGGTGAAGAAGAGCCTGCAGATGATGAAGTAGTAAAAGCTATTCAATCTGCTGTTCAGAACATGCAGCAACGACGTAAGTAATATCCTAACTAAAAGGCTCACTCTGCTATGGCAACTGTACCTAACACTCCGATGCTTCTCTCTGCTGACTCTCAAGCAGGACTCTTGAACTTCCACAGTCAAGCTATCCAGCTATCTTCTAAGCTCTGGAATCTTCGTACTCAATTTGAGCGCGCAGATAAAGCTTACATGCGAGAAGTAGATAACACTGCTGAGAACCAGCGAGCTGTGCTCTCCAATCTATATGGCGATCCCACCAAGTTTCGCAATATTACTGTTCCTATTGTGCTTCCTCAAGTAGAAGGTGCAGTGGTGTATCAATCTTCAGTGTTCTTAACAGGTCATCCTATCATTGGTGTTGTTGCTTCTCCTGAGTTCCAAGATGAAGCTACTCAGATGAACTCAGTAATTGAAGAAGAACAAACTCGTGGAGGTTGGGTTGCTGAACTCCAGAAGCATTTCCGCAATGGATTTAAATACAACCTTGCAGCAATTGAAGTATCCTGGGAGCGAGAAGTAACTGCTTCACTTGAGACTGATCTTCAGTTCTCAACTACTCAAGCTAAACCTAAAGAAGTTATTTGGGAAGGTAATCGCCTTAAGAACCTTGATCTCTATAACACTCATTGGGACACGCGCGTTAATCCTACTAAAGTATCCGCTGAAGGTGAGTTTGCAGGTTACACTGAACTCAAATCTCGTGTAGCTCTTAAGAACTTTCTTGCATCACTTCCTTCCACCACCAATGTAACTCAAGCATTTGAGTCCTCAGTAGGAGGTAATGGTAACATCTACTACACTCCTACTCTCAATCCTAATTCCTTTGTAAGTGATGATATCACTTCACAAGGTGGTCGCATGGATTGGATGGCTTGGGTTCATGCAGCTAAGTCAGAAGTTAAGATTGATTACAAGAACATGTATGAAGTCTCAACCATGTATGTTCGGATTATACCTTCTGATTTTAAAATCAGAGTACCTTCTGCAAATACTCCGCAAATCTGGAAACTCATTGTAGTTAACCACTCAGTTATTGTATACGCTGAGCGTCAAACTAATGCACATGGTATGCTTCCAATTCTGTTTTCTCAACCTCTTGATGATGGTTTGGGCCATCAAACTAAGAGTCTTGCTGAGAACGTAATGCCAATGCAAGCACTAGCTTCTGCTCTTTGGAATGCTAACATTGCTGCACGCAGGCGCGCAATCTCTGACAGAGGTATTTATGACCCCAGTAAGATTGATGCTAAACACATCAACTCTGATGTTCCTAATGCTAAGATCCCTGTGCGACCTTCAGCGTATGGTCAACCTGTAGCTAACTCTTACTATGCTATTCCTTTCCGTGATGACCAAGCAGGTACAATCACTCAGGAAGCAGCTAGTGTAACTGGTCTGGCTAACATGGTATCTGGTCAGAACCAAGTGCGTCAGGGTCAGTTTGTTAAAGGTAACAAGACTCAACAAGAGTTTGATACTGTGATGGGTAATGCTAATGGTCGTGATCAATCCACTTCCATGCTGTATGAAGCTCAACTCTTTACACCAATTAAAGATATCATCCGCTTTAACATTCTTCAGTACCAAGGCGGCACTTCCATTTATAACCGCGAAGAAGGTAGAGTTGTTGAGATTGATCCTGTTAAGCTGCGTAAAGCTGTTCTCTCCTTTAAAATGTCAGATGGACTTCTTCCTACTGATAAGCTGATCAATGCAGACACTCTTCGCCAAGCAATCTCTGCACTGTCTACTTCTCCTCAGCTTGGAGCAGGTTATAACATCTCCTCTGCTTTCAGCTATCTTATGAAAACTCAAGGAGTTGATTTGAAAGCATTTGAGAAGTCTGCAGAACAGCAAGCTTATGAACAAGCTGTTGGAGCTTGGCAACAAACTGTACTTGAAGCTCTTAAAGCTGGAGCAGCTAAGGAACAGTTACCTCCTCAGCCAACTCCACAAGATTATAACTATGTACCTTCTAACCAAGTGGCTCCCCAGCAACAAGGAGCTGCACCTTCCCAGCAACCTCAAGGAACTATCTGATGGCACAAGAACTAACCACACTATTTACAAAGTATCAACTAACTGACGAGGAGGAACTAGCAGCCATACAATTTAGTACTGAGCAACGGATGTATCTTCAAAACATTATTTCCGATGCTGCAGAAGAAAAGGTGCGGCTGACCTTTAACCCTAGCAATCCAAATGCTTTCATACAGCGTGAAGCAGAGCTGCAAGGAGTAATTAATACTCTATGCTCTTTACTTGAAAAGTATGACCAGTATGTTGAATCGCTTAAACCAATCCCTGATGTATCCACCCTGTAATATCTTAACCACCTAACTTTGGAGTAATTAAAATGGGCATTCTTGATATCTTCTCACAAAAACCTGCAGCAGTAGTTCCCGCAACTCCCGCAGCACCAGCATCAACTGCTGCTGAAGCTCCTGCAGCACATGCTGGCACTGACTCTGCAGCAACTCCTGATGCTAGTACGCCTAGCACAACCCCACTTGACTCGTTTAATAAGTTGTGGGAAACTGATGCTACTAACACAGATCAAGCATCTTCCTCAGTATTTGGTGATATTGATCCCAAGAAGATTTTTGAAGCTGCAAAAGGTTCTAACTTCGCAGGCGCTATCAGTCCTGAAGTTCTTCAGGCTATTACTGCTGGTGGAGATGGTGCTGCTACTGCCTTTCAACAAGCAATTAATGCCTCTACCCAAGCTGCTTTCGCCCAAGCTATGATCGCATCAACTAAATTGATCGAACAAGCTATCACTAAAACCAATGCTAAGAACCTTGCAGAATTGCCTGGCCTAGTTAAACGTCATGCTGCTGCTGATTCTTTGCAGACGGAAAATCCTGCTCTATCTAATCCCGCTGCTGCACCTATTGTCGCTGCACTTCAAGCACAATTAGCACTTAAACATCCAAATGCAACTGCTACAGAACTTAAAAAGATGGCTCAAGACTATCTTGGTAATTTTGCAGACGTTGTTAAACCTACTAAGCCAGCTGTGCCTGTAGTTGATGCAAACGCTGGAATGGATTGGAGTAAGTTTTTAGCTCCGTAACACAATAGCTTCACAATAGCAACAAATCTTTTTTACATTTAGGAGAAACACAATGCCTGTTTATGATGGTAACTTTGACACTTCGATGCTGACTACTGATCTTGCGAAGAAGTCTTTCGCAGGTATGATCACGCGTCTGATGCCTAACGGTTCTGCACCGCTGTTTGGTATGACTTCCATGCTTGGTGATGAAACTGCTCTGGCTGTTGAGCATGGTTTCTTCAGCAAGACTATGCTGTTCCCGGAAGCTTCCATCAACGGTGCAAAGATCAGCACGGATACTACTCTGACTGTTGATGATTCCAGTCAGCTGATTCCTGGTATGATCCTGCAAGCTTCTATCACTCGTGAGAACATGATTGTTGATAGCGTTACTAATGCTACCACCATCGTTGTTACTCGTGGGGTTGGTACTGTTGCTGCTGGTGCTCTGGCTGACGACAGTGTTCTGTATCAAGTTGGTACTGCGTTCGAAGAAGGTTCTACTCGCCCGCAAGCACTTAACAACACTCCTACCCGTATTACTAACCTTACGCAAATCTTCCGTAATACGTGGGCGCTGACTGATACGGCTCGTGCTGTTCAAGTGATTGCTGGTGAAACTAACATTGCTGAATCTCGTCAAGATT